TTGAAGAACTTTTTGAAGAACTTTTTGAAGAACTTTTTGAAGAACTTTTTGAAGAACTTTTTGAAGAACTTTTTGAAGAACTTTTTGAAGAACTTTTTGAAGAACTTTTTGAAGAACTTTTTGAAGAACTTTTTGAAGATTTTGGTGATTTTCTTGTATTACTGTTCATTTATTTTAAAATAAATTATTTTAAAATGTTTATTTTTGACATATAAAAAAATTAAGATATCATAAAATACGTTTCTGGTAATTTTTCAATCGTTTCGATATAGATGTCGTTTATAATTAATATTCCATCGCTCAAATTTGTAATTGAATTTGAAAATGGTAATTTGACATTATCGATAACAACATATTTCATATTATCCAAAACATTTTTAATATTTGGAAAATATCGATTTACAGAAAGAGATAAATAATTTTCAGAAAGATAATTATATCTTGTATCACCATTTTCGGATGTTTTTATAATTATTGAATGTTCGGTTGTTGAAACTGAACTTATATATAGCCTCAAATTTAATGACGATAAATTTATATTATCCAAAAGTTTTTTAGACTCATCTGAAAGATATTTTGATTTTTTCATAGCATCTATAATTTGTTGTTTATTAAGTATATGTGGTATAGGTGTTGGTAAAATCTTTATAGGAGGAGGAGGAGTCGTTGTTTCTAATTTTTTATTAAAATAAAATGGAAACAAAAATTTTAAAATGTTTATAAAAATATTTATTATATATTCTAAAATGGAAATCATTTATTATAAATTAATAATAAAAAAATTGAATTTTATTTTAAAGATTCTAAAGTAATAATAAATTATGAATACTGAAATCAAGTCAACTGCTACCGATGATAAACAAATTCTTTCCATACTATTTATTATGGATGAGTCTGGTTCAATGTCTGCAATGGATAATGAACCACTACAAGGAATAAATAATTTTTATAAGAAACAAAACGAGTCAGGTGAATTTATGTCAACGCTGTGTTTTTTTAATACAGAAGTAAAATTTGTTCATAAAAATATTAATGGGAAAGATATCCCTATTTTATCTAATGATGATTATAAACCAAACGGAATGACAGCTTTATATGATGCTATTGGAGAATCTGTAAAGTTTCAATTGGAACAAAATCCAAATAATGTTCTTGCTGTAATTTTAACTGATGGAGAAGAAAATTCATCACAGAAATATACAAAAAGCGATATTAAAAAATTACTAAACAAAATGGAAAAAGAAAATGGATGGAAAATTATGTATCTTGGCGCGAATCAAGATTCGTTCAAAGTAGCAGATGGAATAGGTGTTTGTAGTTCAGCGAATTATACTCATACTCCAGAAGGCTGTTCAGGTCTTTTTAGACGATTAAGTGCAGAAGTATCACGATGTGTCTCAAATGATGTTCCTATTGAAAAATTTAAATTTGATTTACCACAAAATATAAAACCAGATGATGATAAAACACGAGATGAAGATGGTTTCGAGATTCTACCATCAGAAGCACCTACTTTAAAAAGATGTTAATTTCTTTTTTTATACCTAAAAAGGTATAAAAATTTCATTTAATTTCTTGTTTTTGTTGTTCTTCTGTTAATTTTGTTCCGCCATCGTATCTATAAGCTAATTTTTCAGATACAAGAATATCGGCAATATTTTTTGTTTTATTATCGAAAAACACGTTACCGAGTAATCTTCCATATTTATCAAAATCAAGACATTCAATCCATACTATACAAATATTCGCATTAAATAAATCTATGATTTGTTTTCGTGAGATACATAATACATCTTTGATATCTTTTTTAGAAAGCATTTCTATGACTCTATATTTAGCTTTTAATCCTTTATCTTTTATTTCTGTATCATTGCTATGAATTTCACATGTATCTATTCCGTAAATTCGTACATTAAATTTAAAATATTTATCAAAAAGAGGAATAACAAGAGATAATGTGTCTCCATCAATAACATTTACAACACGCGCAAAAGTATTCATACCGTTCATAGTAAAAATAGGCGTGTCATTATTAAAATATTTGAAATCGTCCATAACTATTTATTATAAAGTTAATTAAAATTATTTAAAAGTTTGTAAAAATTAATAAAAATGTCAGAAGAAGAAAAAGGCGTACCCCCAGTAAACAATGGAAATGTATTTGATAATTATCGCTGGACACAAAACCATAAAGATGTCAGTATACATATTCCATTGCAAAAACATATAAAATGTAAAGATATTGATGTTCGTTTCAATCCAACGAAATTATTCATTAAGATACGAGACCAAGAATCACCTATAATCGATGGTGATTTGTTTAGTATCGTTAAAGCTGAAAATTGTACTTGGCTTATTGAAAATTCATGTGATACTTATGAATTAGTTGTCGAATTAGATAAAAAGAAATTTGATGAATGGTGGAAATATGCGATAAAAGGTGAACCAGAAATTGATTTGTCTAAAATCGTAACAGGACAAGGGTCATTAGATGATTTAGATCAAGAAACTCGTATGACTATTGATAAAATGTTATATGAACAAAAGATAAAAGAAGAACAAGGATTTTATGACAGAAAATAATTGAATTTTAATTTTAAGTATAGAATTAAAATTTATATATTATGAGTGAAAACATCGCCAGATATCTTAATTTACCTGATTATATTGTAGATATGTATGATGAATTATGTTATGATATGATAAATTATGATGAATATGTTAATATTTATGAATTGGATGATGATTATTTAATTATTACTAAAAATGTGTCATATATAATAGATAAAATAAATGAAATAATAGATGTGTCACCAAAATATATTATGAAAAAATTTATAATAATAGTATTTTTGTATTATTATTTTGATAAATGTTTTACAATGATAAAAAATAACAACAAAAACAATAAAAGATGTCTTCAAGCTATATACGAAAAACTTGAAGACATAAAAAATGTTTATAAAACAGAAAATATTCAATTTTACGATATATTTTACAATTATATCAATGAAACATTTGAAACAGAAAAAAGATTTTTGATAATCAAACATAATAAAATTTATAGAAAAAAAATATTAAAAAATTATATGTTATCTTTAGTAAGATTTAATAAATTATATCAGGAAACGTTAGAGAAAAGATATGCTCCAAATGGCTCGGGGTATTTTGAAGCAGAAAAACATTTTACTGAAATAATTAAGTTAACATAAGTTTATTTCGTAATTTTTTACATTATACCAATATATTCATACGATGAATCATATGATTCACTTATAATTGGTGTGGTTGAAGTACACATGTTTGCTACCGCATCATCCATAGATTTAATGAGATCTGATTGAGTTGGTGGTGGTCTATTTGGAGGACCAAGTGATAATGCACTGCTAAATATTGTGTCCAAATATGGTAATGATGAGTCTGGATCCATTTTGTCAGATTGAACAGTTGAAATTACATAATTTTTAAAATCTGAATAATTTATAGTTTTATTTTCACTTGTATATTTAGTTATAGTTTCAAAATTTGTACCTTTTGGTAAACTAATTGAAAGTTTATCAATTGTTATCTTGTCGACATTATAATCATAAATAAATTGACCTTGTGTAATCAAAACTAATATAAGGAATGTTATCAGATCACTTATCAAAACATCAGAAATTAAATCTTGTCTATTTCGTTTGATGTATAATGTTAAAGCTACTAATTTTTCAAATATATTTAATGGGGTTATTGAATAATTGGATTGGGATAGACAAATATTTTTTAGAACTTCTGTCATAGTAGAAATTAAAATTTTTACCATTTCGTTTTGTGTTCCAACATATTGAATATCTCTAGGTGTTGACATTAGTGCCAACATTTTTTTTACAGGAGATAAATATTGAATATCTGATAAAAGTTTTTGAAATAGTGGAGATGGCGTAGGTGATGGGGGTGGTTCTTGAAGTTGTTGTGGCGGTAGCGTTGTTGTTGGTGATTCTTGTAAGGTAGTTGTTGGGGGTGCAGTTGTTGTTGGTGGTATAGTTGTAGGTGGTGTTATAATTTCTACGTAATTAAATTTAAACATAACATCTGAAAAATTAACACTAAATCCATCTACTGATTTATATGAATTTATATCAATTACACCAACAATTTTTATTTTATTATCTATAATTATAGTATCAAATTCTCTATTACCATTCAAACATGTTTGTGCGTCTCCATTTTTAATTCTTAAAGATGGGTGAATACTTGTTATGTACCCACCGTCGCATTTTGCAGATGTTGGTTTTGTTGAATTTATTGGATATTTTGTAGGTGCTATTGGGACAATATTTCTATTATTCCAATGGACAAGACTATTTGTGTCTTGTGTTTTACTGCAAATTTGTTGCACATTATCAACACCTGATAATTGTAGAGTAAGTAAATGTGTATCGCGTGGTGAATATGTTTTTGTTGTTACATATGCGATTTTATCTATAATATTTACAGTATTAAGATTAAATACTATACGATTAAATTCAGTATAAGAATTTGGTATTTTTTGATATATATTATCAACTTTTAATTGTGTAAAATTTATACCATCAATATTTTTAGTATTACCAATATTATCAAAAGGAACATCATCGATAATTACTTTTTTAACTGAATTAAGTATTTCTTTTTTGTCGAATGGAAGTGCTAATGTAAAACCGGCACTCGATACTTCTGCTCTTGTATAATATAAATCACCTGTTTTAATTACAAGTATGGTATCATTTTCAATAATATTTGCAGAAAAAATACATAATTTAAATTTAGGCAAATAATAATTTTCAAAGTTAATATTACTTGTAATTTGTGTAAAAATAGGGTCATTATCATATTTTTTAGTATACATAGTTGATATTATATCTGGTAGTGTCATAGGAGTTGTAGTTGGTGCTAACGTTGTTGTCGTTGTTGGTTGTGATGTTGTCGTTGTAGTTGGTGCTAACGTTGTTGTAGTTGGTGCTAACGTTGTTGTCGTTGTTGGTTGTGATGTTGTAGTTGGTGCTAACGTTGTTGTCGTTGTTGGTTGTGATGTTGTCGTTGTAGTTGGTGCTAACGTTGTTGTCGTTGTAGTTGGTGCTAACGTTGTCGTTGGTTGTGCAGTTGTCGTTGTTGGTTGTGCTGTTTTTGTCGTTGTTGGTTGTGCAATTGTTGTCGTTGTTGGTTGTGATGTTGTCGTTGTAGTTGGTGCTAACGTTGTTGTCGTTGGTTGTGCAATTGTTGTCGGTGGTACTACCACTGTCGTTGATTGTGAAGTCGGTTCAGGTGTCGTTTCGAGTGTTGGTTCGGGTGTAATTAATGACATCAATTTTTTTGTCAAATTAACTACAATTTTATTAATTTCTGGTATAAATATTATTGCAATAACTACAATAATTGAAATACCTACAACAATTCCTATAATATTTTTATCAACATTCATTTTATATTTTATAAATATAAAAATATAAATTAAATTTTATAATTTTTGTAATTAACTTTAATTTTTATATACCTATATATTCAAATGATTCAACTTTTTTACATAAATTCGTATTTTCTATAGCAGAAAAAATTTTTGGTGCTTCTGAACCCAATTTTGGTATTATATTAAAAATTTCACCAGTATTAAACAATATCAATGCATATTTTTTAAAATCAGAAAAATTTATATTATCAACATTAATATTGTTTACCTTATTTTTTATAGGGTCAAAACAATCGAATGGCGAAGACCATTCACTATAAGGCATGCAACTTCCTTCATATTTCGGAATACTACCTAATGCATAACATAAAAATGTCTTATCATTATCTATTTCAATGTTATTCTTACGGCAAATTTCTCCAAAAGTACACGTATCATATGTATAACCATCTGGACATATTTTGTTTTCAGGTATTACTCTATTTTCATTAGCATATTTTACATTATTATCTCTCATGTTATGAATATTAGATGGGATGGTGAGGGTGAGGTTGTCCAATATTTCGGTAGCAACATCATTATTTAATAAATTTTTAATATTATTTTTAATATTTAATTTTATGTCTTTATCATTAATTTTATCATATAAAAATTTATAATTTTTTATTACATTTAATTTTATGTCTTTTCTATTTATTTCATTTTTTTCAGAATCGTATACACCGCCATATATCATCATGAATGTAATAACAGTTATAATATTGTTATTATCGTTATTATAATATTGTGGATTCTTTTTAATATAAAAAAGTAAATGTATAAATTTATACAGAAGAGAGTTATAAACCTCATAACTATATTTTGGAACATCATCAACAATTTTACAATCATTATTTTCAAATAATTTTAAAATATTTCTTATTAAATCTATAATTTTTTTTCCTTTTTCTTCATCTGAATCTTTATTTGCCGATATTACTAACATTTGTAAACTATCTGTTGCTGGTGATACGGTTATTGGTTGTGCTGTCGTTGTTGGTGATACTGTTGTTGGTGATACTGTTGTTGTTGGTGATACTGTTGTTGTTGGTTGTGTTGTTGTTGTTGGTGATACGGTTGTCGCAGTTGATGATTGTGCAGTTGATGATTGTGCAGTTGATGATTGTGCAGTTGATGATTGTGCTACTGTTGTTGATTGAGCAGTTGATTGTGCTACGGTTTCATTTTTTATAAACAATTTTTCTAATATCATCTCACGATTTGTAAAGGCAATTATCGCAATTAATACAATTACAAAAATTACCACAATATTCATTTTTATATTTATAAAATATAAAAAAAAATAAAAAAATTATTCATGTAAATCCACCAAAATTCGAGCACTTGGTTCTTTTATATCTCCACACCACTTCGGTAACCAATTTGGTGTAATACTCATACAATTCGGATAATATTCTTTAAACATTTTATAATACCAAAATGCTTCTTTAGATGGAAATCCGGATGTATCAACATTATCATCAATTTGACTTTCAACATAATCTTTAATATATTCAAACCAAGATTTACGTTTATTTGAAACGGCATCGCTAAATGCTTCTTTCTGTCTCCATAGAACTTCACTTGGAATAATATTTTCATCTTCAAATGATTTTCTTAACAAAAACTTTTCCATTCTTTCTCCTTTTATCGGATTTCTTAATGATGGGTCAATTGATAAATATAAATCTACAAAATGATGAGAAAGAAATGGAACACGTGATTCTAAACCAAATGCGCTTATTCCTCTATCAACACGTAAAACATCATAATAATGAATTTTATTCAACAAATTTAAATTTTCATTATGAGATTCGGTATGATTTGGTGCATTGAAAAAATATAAATATCCCGCGGTAAGTTCATCGGAACCATCGCCATTTAATATTACCTTGATATTTGTATTTTCTGAAATCCATTTAGAAATTAAATATTGTGCAGTTGATGCGCGAATTGTTGTAATACAAGTCGTTTCTATTTGCCGAATTACTTTTGATAAAGTTTTTAACCAAATATGCACTGGTATAATAATTTCGCGATGAATGCTATTAATATGATTGGCTACTTTACGTGCATATAAAATATCAGGACTATCAATATCCATTCCAATAGTAAAAGTATTTAATTGTTGTCCTTTTTCAGCTAATATTTTGGATGCAATACCGCAAATTAATGATGAATCTAAACCGCCAGATAATAAAGCACCAACTGGACGTTCAGATTGTAAACGGTCATTCACACTTTTAAACAACGCATCACGAACACTTTGATGAATATTTTCAGTTATATCAAGTTTGTTCTTACCGATTTCATAATAAGGAACTGAAATTTGTGTCATATTTTCTTTGAAATAATAAATATACCGTGGTTCAAGCTGTTGTCCTTTACCGTCGAAAGGAAGACCTTTGAGTTCTGAACTGAAATATACCCCGTTATCATCTTTTGTATAAAAAAGAGGACGAATACCAAAACGATCACGTGCTGAATAAATTTTCATTCCATTATTTTTATCTAAATCGACGAGAACAAATGCAAATTCACCATCCAATTCGTTGAGTGTTTTATAAATTCCATGTTTAATATATAAATCAAGAATGACATGGCAATCGGATTTTGTTTTAAAATTATTTTTTTTAATAATATCAAGATAATTATAGATTTCTCCATTACAAACAAGATAAACAATACGACCATCGTTATCATTGTTTTTATAAATAAAAGGTTGTTGTCCGTGTTCGATGTCTATTATAGCAAGACGATGAAATACAAAAGAAATTGTAAAGTCATTAAATATTGTTTTAAGAATAGTTGTATCATCAGGACCCCGATGAGCAACATTTTTCATATCATTTTCATTGAAATTTTCTTTAGAAATATAAACTGTAATACCGCACATTTATATTTAAATGAATAAAGCTTTAAGTTCGTTTTTTCTTTAACGAACGCTTTTTTGAACGCTTCTTCTTTGGAGAACGTTTTTTTCTTCCGTCTTTTGGTCTATCTTCAGATGCATAAGCACTATAATTTGATGTTATCGATGATGGTTGAGATTCAGTTGAATTGACTAACTTTTCCGGCGCTGGTAAAACTTCTTTTTTACCAAATAAATTTCCCATTTTATTTATTGTAAATAATATTTTTATTAAATTTTTTACTTTTTTTCAGATTTAAGTTCGTTTTTTCTTTAACGAACGCTTTTTTGAACGTTTCTTTGGAGAACGTTTTTTTCTTCCGTCTGTTTCTTCTTGAATTTTTGATAATGGTTCAGATGGTGGTTTGTATTGCGGTGGTTCATTATCGGTGTTATAAGATGAAAGTGGTCTTTCGTTATTTGGAATTACATATCTTCTTATTCCAAAAAATTCTTTAATATAATTTATAATTTCTTCAAACATTTTTATTATAAGATAAAAATTATTATAAAATAAAATATAACGTTCATCCATAGATTTTAAAAAAAAGTAAAATCATTGTTTTTTAGAAAATGAAAAATCAAAAAAATAATTCTCTAAAAATTTTAAAATTTTTTATTTTTAAAATTTGTAAAAAAATCTCTGACATTTTTTCCGCCAAAAACTTTTTTCCGCCAAAAAAATGTCAGAAAAAAGTTTTATCGATTTTGCAATCATCCCGAACATTTTTCTCAACACACACACACAATTTTTAAAAATTTTCCAATAATAAAATTTTAGATTCAAAACATCGTCATGATAAAATAAATAAACTGAGACTGAAATTCAGTTTAAAAAATACGAAAAAATGGCCATATCGAACAATTTTTACTCGATATCGAATAAAAAATGTTAGATTTAACATTTTTTATTGAAATCTAACATTTTTTATTAAATCAATTTAAAAAAATAAAGTTATTATATAAAATGGATTGTGAATTTTGCAAAACAACTCTTAAAACATTAAGTAGTTTGAATTATCATAAAAAAACAAATAAAAAATGTTTGGAAAAACAAAATGTTAGTTCAAAAGAAATCATATCTTGTGAATTTTGTAAGAAAGTTTTTTCAAATCAAACATTAAAAATACATATAAAATCTTGTAAAAATAAGATAATTAAAGAAAAAGATGATATAATTAAAGAAAAAGATGATATAATCGAAGAAATGAAAAAAGAAAAACATGACATCATCGTGGAAAAAGATGAATTATTAAAAGAAAAAGATGACATTATCGAAGAATTGAAAAATAGAATATTAAAATTGGAAACAGAAAATGATATATATAAAAATGATCACGATTTCGTTAAAAATTTAGCATCTCAACCAAAAAATACTACGAATAACAATAACAAAATAAGAGTAATGAATAATTTTTTTGATAATCCAGAAAAAGTGAAACAACTTGTAAATGAAAAATTAACACAAGACCATATAGTTGATGGACAAAAAGGTGTAGCACAGTTTGCTTATAATTCATTGTTAAGAGACGAAAATGGAAATATAAATTATTTTTGCACTGATCCAAGTCGTTATATATTCAAATTCCAAAATTCTGAAGGCGAAACAGAAAAAGATATAAAAGCTATGAAACTGACAAATATGCTTATTGATGCAGGAATAAAACAAAAAACAGGTGTAATAGCGCCATTATTATGGACAAAAAAAGACGGAACAATAGATGTCGATAAATTCCAGCTCTTCGGTCCATCTACAACTGAAATAATACTATTACAATCAGATAATAGTGTTTTTAGAAATGAATTAGCTTGTCTGACATCTGTTTAAAAAGAAAATTGAATTTTTTCATAAAAAATTTATGAAAAAATATATTGATTATGTCAGCCAATTTAGCCGTATATTTAAATTTACCTGTGTATTTTCACGATGCTGGTGAAAAGCTTCGCGAACATTATTATTTCAACTTAAAATTAATACAAATGTTAGAAAATACACCTAATGTAAAAAATCATTTAATTGCTCATGTTAGATTAGTTCTTGCTCGTATTGACGATTACGGAAAATTTGTGAAAGAATTATTAATTATATATATTTATGTATTTTTAGACAAGCAACCAGTCATAGATTTATTATTATCTCATCAACGTTTTAAAACTGCTGTAATGCAAAGATTGATAGATATTACCAATTATCAAGAATACCAAATTACAAACCCACAATTATTAGAATATTTGATAAATAATTTTACTGCGAACAAAAGATTTTTGAGTATTAAAAAAAATTCAGAATATAGAAAAAGAATTTTTAGAAATTATATGAAAACAATGCTTATGTGTCTTAAATGGTATGATAACATTCTCGAAAAACGATATGCACCAGACGGAAATGGAGCAATTGAAGCAAAAAACCATTTTATCGAATGTGTTAGTATGTGTTAAAAAGTTTTTTATAAATTTAATGTAGTTTCAAAATTTTCTTTTTTACTCAATGATAGTTGAGTATTTTGCTCAAATCCCTTACTATCAAGACGACAATTGATTTCTTTTAAAATACTTCGTAATTTCAAAGTTCCATTTTTATATCGTAGCGAATTTTCTTGTAAATTAGTTTTCAACGTTTCAAGTAAGCAATAAGTAAATGCACCTTGTCCAGTGTTATTAATAAATGCATCAGCTGATGTTTCTTTATCTTGACATCCAGAAAATAAACAAACATTTCCTACTATATCTTTACTTCTTTCAAGAGAATAAATAAAACTGTCAGTCCATTCTTCTTTTTTATAAACTAAATTTTCAGGTATATTACCTTTTCTATATTTACAATTAGATTGATAATTATGTTTTAAATCTACTGCCGTTCCAGAATGACAACAATCTAAGAAACACCATAATGTTACATCTTTCGGAACTTTCGAAATCAAATTTTCGAATAACCAATCATCTGTTATTTCACCAGCGGTTTCAAAATCGAGAGGAATTATAGTTTCATCACGACCATCTGTTTCATCTCTATTTCTGTCAATGACATTTCCACCGTGTCCAGAATAATGTAAAACTAAAATATCGCCAGGTAGATTATCTGATAAAAGCCAACTAATATTACTTTCCATATTTGCACGGGTAGGTTTTTCGGATTCTTCATCTGAAAGTAATTTAATATTGGAAGATGGAAATTTGCAATTATCAGTTAAAAACGTTCTGACATTTTTAACGTCGTTGATGCATCCATTCAATTCATATTGACTACCCGTATAATTTATTCCTATTAATAATGCTTTTTTGATCATTTATTATAGAAAAGAAAAAAATTCTTATAAATAAAAATGACACGATTAACAATTCCGAAATTTAAATCATTGATAATTAAAGGAATGCATCCGGATTTAGTTCTAGAAACAGTTTTTAAACAATATAAAGGAACTATTCATGATACACCTTATTGGAAAAATCAAATAAAAAGACATATTAAACATTACATAAAAAATAAAAGCGTAAAGAAAAGTAAAAAACGAAGTCGTCGCAAATAAATTTAAATAAACTTTTTATATTTTTTAAAATATAAAATGAAACCGCAAATTTTATTAGAATCGATATTTGTTGGAATTTATAGTATGTTATTGTCTATAATAGTTATCCAACTTTTTAACTTCCCGTTGGTTTTAAACATTTTTATAATCGGTTTTCTAAAACATTACATAAGCGGAATTATCGGTTTACAACATTATTATTGCTCTATTTATAATATTTGCGACAATTTCGATTTAGATTATTTAATAATAGAATCGATTGGAGAAGGATTTTTATTTTTAATCACATATTTTATTTTATCTAAATTTGTAGGTCAAAAAGGATACATAACTTTTTTTATGATTGGAATATTATTACATATTACTTTTGAACAACTAAATTTTCATTCTTTGTTATGTAAAACACATTGTAAAACTGATGTCGTTGTTTAAATTTTACGATTTTATTAAAAGCTTTAATAAAAATTTGATAAATCCATACTGGGATTTGAACCCAGAACCTCTCGATTAGAAGTCGAACGTTCTATCCATTGAACTATACGGACATATTATAAAAACCTTGTCTTTAAATTAACTTTTTTGCGGATTTATTAATTTTATGACATTCACGACATTTATTATCTTTACCGTCTTTATTTGATTTATTATTCCAAAAACACTCAATATTTTTTTCTAAATCACATTGATTGCATTTTTTACTTGTCGAGCATTCTTTTGGAATTAATCTTTTACTTTTTGCATTTTCACTACAACACGTTTTACAATATGGCATTTTACCATCAGGAGAATCGTTTTTATTACCAAATTTAGAAATATCTAATATTTTTTTACAAGTCAAACATTCTTTATTTTCAACTTCTATATATTCACGATTTTCTATTCTTGTTCTATACATGTCCATAGAACAGTCTTTACATTCTGATGTCTTTCCATCCATAGAACCAATTCTATTATAAAATTCAGAAATATCTTTAATTTCATCACATTTAGTACATTTCTTTTCAGATAATTCGATTTTTTGATTATCTTTAGAATTTTTATATTTTTTTTTAGTACAATCTTTACAATATGTATCTAATCCGAATTTTCTATTCGGATTTTTTGAAAATTTATCAAACGGTAAATTAGTTTTACAACTAAAACAATGTTTTATATTTTCATCATTTTCTTCGTCAGATAAAATATCTTCATTGTCCGTTTCTTCATTAGATGTTCCGATTTTTACATCAATTACATTTTCATGTTTTTTATCTTCATTTTCAAAAAATATTGTAATATTTTCTAATGCATCAATAAAAATTTGTTTATCGTCTGTTTTGAACCATTCTCTGCTATTATAGATTCTATATTTTCTCAAAACGTGATGAATTACACTTTCAATAAATTTTGCTTTTTCAACATATTTTATATAGTATACTATTGGATTATACGACATTTCTGTATAAAAATCTCCGAGGCGTCTATTCAAATTATTTGTAAATCCGATTTTGAATCGTTCTGTTATTTCATTACATCCTATAATATAGACACAAAATCCTTCTCTGAATTTATCAATATCTATGCGTTTATCTAAAAAACGTTCATATTTTGCTTTTAATTTTTGTCTTTCAACAAGTTCATTTTTAAGATTATATTGTAATTGTTCATTTTCTTTCTCTGTATTAGTTAATTGAAGTCTTAATTCATTAGTTTCTTCATTTAATGTTTCATGTAATAATTCTTCTAATTTAATATAATAATCGTGAATTTCATCCGCTTTTTTTGTTCCTGCTTTTAAACAGAATTTCTTGAAAGTATTGACCGTTAATAGAATGGTTTCTTTGTTTGAACCACCTCTATTATCTTTATCAAACTCGTTAGTATCATCGTTTTTAAAATTGTTAAAGACTGTAATATCGTTATTTTTTTTTGTTACTGCAACTTCGGGAGCAAAACTTTTAACCTGATAATCAATATCAATTGTAAAATGTTTATTTAATACTGTTTTTGCGTGGTCTTTTCTTGAAAACCCCGTCCATTTCCACGCGTTATCAAAATCAACAATAAAATCTTTCTTTGTATCATAGTTTAGAAAACAATAAAAACTTGATACAAATATCTGTTGTTCTTTTTCATTGAAATTATCTTTAATCTTATTGATTAATCTATTCTCATAGTCTTTTGAGAGACGTGTTATCGCATTCTTTTCAATCAAATCGGAAATCTTTAAAATCTGTGCCATAATCTTTTTATTATATAACATTTGTCTTTAAATAATAATTACGGATTTTTGCACAATTTTAAGCAAAAACTGTAATTTTGTAACGTCATGCGTAAATTTTTTTATAATATTTTATAAAAAAACGAATTTAAAACTGTATTTAAGCAGTGATTGCCGATGCTTCAGGCTTGATGAAATGACCCTTCAAAGCAGATTGAAGCTTGAAATAAGTCAATGGTTCAGTTTCCTTCTTTGGGTCATACTTGAGCAACTTTTGAAGCTTTGCATCTGCCAAAATCTGTCTCTTATCTTTAGGATTTTGGAGATTATTACTGCGAATGTAGTCACATAGGTATTTTGTGACTGCAACCCGGGATTTTAGTTCATCCTTATCCCAACCTGTAAACTTGGCCATTTCAGTTGAAATCTTTACAGGCTTCAAAAATCCTGAATTATTATTAGTATTCTTCTTTGTGGAAACGCGCTTGTCCTTGATAATTCTGGAAGATTGATTTCTCAAAATCTTCAATCTCTTACCGAGAGTGCGAAGGAACTTTACACCCTTTGTCTTTCCATCACCTTCACGTAAAGTTTCCATTTCAGCTTCAATAGACTTTACGATTTCATCAAAAGATGAAAGAACGCTTTCACGAGTTGGAACTCCTCTCTTTGCTTGAGATGCATCTTCATCTACATTATCTTCGGATGCTGTCTCAGCAACTGGTGCTTGAGCAACAACCTCGGTTTGTACCTCAGGTACAATTACATCTACTGCAGACTCCTTTGGAGCCACAGCTTTTCTAGACACGGTGGTCTTCTTAGCAACTACGGACGACTTGTTTGATGACATTCTTTTATTATAAAAACCCTTTTTTTAATTTAACTTTTTAAAATAAATTCAATTTTTTTTTTCCGACAAAAAAATTAGAATAAAACTTTTTTTTTAATTTTTTTTTTAATTTTATTAATAAAAATGGATGACCAATGCCAAACACAAGCGGATGTTTTAACACCTGATATATTTTCTACTGCCGCTGATCTTGCTGAAAAAATAGGAGCAGGTGCAGTTTGTAAAAAAGCAGCAGAAACTGCATATGCTAACGGTTCAGCGTCTACTGAAGCTAAAATGCAAGGTGAAGTAGCTGGAGGACTGTTGAGTACTTCTGCAGGTATTTCTGGGCAAATGAGTTATATGGAAGGGCAAAATTCAATGTCTGAAGAAGGTTGTGGACCAATTGCAATTGCTGCACAAAAAATGTATAATAATTCTAAAAAAATGCAATGTATTATGCAAAAAAGTGCACAAGCTTCAAATACTAACGTAAATATAGTTAATTCTATTACAATAAGTAATGTTCCTCTTTCTGAAAAAGAAATAAATGATTACAAACTTGCGATACAACAATTTAATGAAAAACCAATACCAAAAATCAAAGATTATGAAATTCCAATGCCGCCATATGAACAAATTAATGATCCAGAAAAATATGCAAAACTTGCAAAATCATTAACTGATATTAAAACACAAAATCATAACGAAGCAGTAAAAATACATAATAGTATATTAGATTCTATTCATGAATTATACAGTAGAGATGCTGACTTTACAAATTTTAATTCAAATCAATCAATAAAAGCTAATATAAAAACTAAAATTAGTTTATCAACAGCAGATCTTGCAAAAGTTGAAAATTTATCAAAACAAACAGCAGATGCTGTAACACAAGCATCTATGGAACAAAAAATGGGTTTGAATGCTCTAACACCAAGCGCAAAATCTGCATCAGAAACATCAATACAAAATATGGAAAATCTTAGTAGCTCAAGTATAAATTCTAAAGTTCAAAATACTTCAGTAAATGTAAACATGGAAAATAAATTAGAAATTAAGCCTGCTGGAAAATTAACAATGAAAAATGTAACACTCAGTCAAGATATAATTGCTGATGTAGCAACAGATATTTTAATATCAAGTGCTGTAGACGCTGGATTAAAAGCAGCTTCTGAAATGACAACTACATCATCTGTTTCAACTGTACTAAAACAGGAAAGTGCAGGTGTTGAAGCATTGGCTGAAGCACAAGGTAAAGCCAATGCAGCTGCAATTTCAGCAGCAAAAGTATCATTACCTGCAACAGGTGGTGGTATTTTAAGTGGTATTGCTGGTGTAGTATTGTTTATTTATATTTTAGAAAGATGGGATAATTTTCCTTCACCAGCTAAAGTTACGTTTGTTTTGGTGTTTGGAATGGTAATAGCTGTTTTAATAGCATGTGTTTATATAATGTATCAAAATATCAGCGGTATTTTAAGATATATAAGAAAACTAACTGGTGCAGAAACACCTCAAGATATTGAAGTCAGTTTTAAATATCCTTTAATATTATATAATAAATTATGGAAAGAAGGTTATGGATGCACAAGAGATTTAGAAATGAAAGATATTACAGATAAAATATGGTTTATTAGTGCAACCCCTGAACCGATTTCTTTAGAAGACCCTAATTTCCCTATCACAGCAGGTCAAATTAAAGAAGCATTCCAAAATAAACGTGATTTAGCAGAATCTCCAGAAGCTACTGATGAAGATATTTTATTTTGTTATACTGAAGGTGTAGTACCTTTATCGTTAAAGAAAATTAAAAAGAAACAAAATTCAGATTTAACTGATGATGAAATTACTTTCTTATGGGTAAATGTTTCTAAATGTGATCCGGAACAATATAAAAAAATAATACAGGAAAATTATAGAGCAATGAAAAATATTGATGAAATATTAGATTTTATGAAAAAAACATATTATGAAAAATATGTCAGTGTTAAAAAACCAAAAGATTTAACTGAAACAGATATAAGATTTTTATGGAGATATGCTGGTTGCTTTGATAATGATAATATTTTCAAGAAGATTGTTATTGAAAAAGACACTTTAGAAAAATATACTGTCTTAAGTTCTATTGATGCTGTTTTAGCACAATTAAAAACTAATAAATAAATATATTTTGATTTTTTTCTTAACCTGTTATTTTGGTTAAGAAAAAACTTTTAACATTATAAAAATATACACCAACTCTTATTAATAGGTGCTGGTGCTAATGTTGTTACAGCAACTGGTCTTTTTGTTGTAACTGGTACTGAATCTGTATCAGCAGGTGGTGCTGTTGTTGAATCTAATCCACATTGCTGACTTATTTTTGAACCTGTCATGTTAACATTTCCGGCTGCTGATATTTCAGTTGTACAAATAACACTTGTTATTGATGATGGACAAGGATCAATTTTAGATACTCTTTCTTTATAACTTTTTCCGTCTTTATACATAAAAGATGTAGAAGTAACATTATCGTCATCACAATTTGGCGCGGCGCATACACATTTATTACCTACACTGTTTCTATATTTTTGACTGTCAATATGAATTCCAGTTGCATTATCTATGCAATCTTCTTTTCTAAAACAATTACAAGTGCCATCTGCGTAACTTCGCAATTTATTCCCGTCAGCTTGTAAAGATGTAATTTCGCAATATTGAGTGAATATATTATTTAAAATATTATTTGAACCACCTGAAGAATCAAATTGTTGGTTATTATAAAAATCTTTAAAAGATTGTCTATGAATAGGATTATATAAAATATAACAAATACTATTTTCTGTATATAAAATCCAATATTTGTTATTAGATAAAACTAAATCGTTTCTTACTAATTTCACTGATTTACCAGTTAAATCGGTAAATATATTTCCTTTATTCAAATCGTCAAATTTTTTGTTATTTAAAACATTTTTATAGTTTAATTTAACTGCTTTTGTTGTTTTATCACCGATTTCAAGATTACCATTATTATCAAAATAAACGATACCGTTTTCTTGAATTGCCTTTATAATAGTTTGCGAATCATTTGCATTAAATTTTTTTACAATAAAAAAATATCCATTAGATGGTGATACTGGATTTGCTAAATTTTGAAGATTAAGAGGTAGTTTTTTCCATAATTTATTTGTTAACGGATTATTCATATTTAATCCTTTATCACCAAAAAACATTCTATTTGTAAAAACACTATCATAAGAACTTGTCATTTATTTTATATAAAACAAATTAATTTAAATAAAAAAAATAAAAAAAATTATTTATAATAAAAATGAATTGGAAAGATTTAACAAATAACCAAAAAATTGGTAGTGTTATTGCTGTTATTGCTGTTGCTGTTCTTATAATATTAATTGTTTGGTATTTTGTAGGATTTACTTCTACAGTAGATGAGTCTACAACCGGAAAAGCTACGAAAGCTCAAGCGCTTAAATCGTCATCATCAAATGTACTTATTCCTAAATTTTTGTCTTCCGATGATAATGGTAATTTATCATTATTTGATTTAGATAAACATACTACTGAAAATGATTTCTCAGCAAAAAGTCTTACATCTTTAAGTGGTGATATTAAAGTACCCACAGGATATCAATTATGCATCGGTTCAACTTGTATATCTGAAGCTGATTTAAAACAAATAGGATATGATGGCGCATCTCACGAAAGTGTTATCACATATAAACCATCTGAAATTTTTAATAAACTTGCAATGAAAACAGCTGGAAGAAAATATACACGTTATTTTTATAGAACGTTGTTACCCGCATCTGAACAAGCAGGTGTTCCGTTCGATGAAGGAAATATAGTTACGGAAATACCAGCAGGTTCGAAAGGTTTTATTAAACAAACTATTTATGATACTACCAATACAGTTCCAAATGTAGCGTGTAGGTATAGTAAAACTAATTTAGAAAATATAGCTAACGATGATAATTGGGGTCCATTTAGTGTTGTAGGAACTCCTTTTTATCAAGGTTCAAATGGACTATTGATGCAGAATTGGAAATTAGTTGATAGTGGAGGTTTAAGATTTCATTATGATGCAAACCCATCTATAGTTAGTCAAAAAAGAGGTTTTGATGCAGTTACGCAAAAATTTTTGGTGGCCACCGACGATAGAACATGGGCTAAATCTTCTGGATATTTTGATACGTCTATTTATAATATTCGTAAGGGATTAAAAGAAGTTGTTTATTATTTAAATCAAGTTAGGTCGAAAACAAGAATGTCAAGTAATTATCAAGATACAGGTGCATTTGATCAATTTGAAGCCGCAGCTTATAATTTGAATACTTGGTTAGATTATCCAGTAAATTAAGTATAAAAGATATTTTCTTTTCTCTAAATAAAAATGAATGAACAAGAACTTTTAGAAAAATGGTATGAAGCAAAACAACAAATTTCTTTTTTAGAAGATAAAATTGAAAAATATAAAAAAATCGCTGATAATATCATGGATCATAAAAATACCGATACTTTATCAAGCGATAAATTTATTTTAAATAAAAAAGATATGAATAAAACATCTATTTCGAAAAAAGATTTACCAATTGAAATATGGGAAAAATATTCAAAAGAAAGTTTTTATTCTGCATTTTACATCAGCAAAATTAATGAAAAACGGAAACGTTCCGTAAAAAGAAGCAAAAAAATATAATTTTTATAACAACAAATTTGTTATAAAAAATTTTTTAATTCATTTCTCTATCATTTTTCTCCAAATAAAAATTAATAGATTTAATAATATCATCAAACGGTTTAAAATCTCTTTTAATTTTATGTTTTTTAGTTTCTTGGTCAATACCTGTCGTTTGTCCAATAATTTCAAAATGACTATTGTTATTAAACGTCAAAAGAACTATAGAATTATTACTATTTGAATGCCTATAACCATCCATTAATTTTGGTAATTTTGTATCCCAATCTATAAAATAAATATCACAATTTTCGAAATTTTTTGAAGCAAGTTTTATTATTTGCGAAGATACAACATCAGGGACTTGTGGTTCTTCGATATTTATATCATCTAATGCTATATCTAAAAAATAACAAACATTCTTTTTTATATATTTAACTTTATCTTCTTCAACATCTTCTAAAATATCCTCGTAGTCTATAAATTTCATTGTTTCAACCATTACATTATGTCTAAAAGATTCAAAATTATTATCAGAATTTTTTAATGTTTTTTTCAAAATCTTTTTATAATCTTCAATTGTTATCATTTCAGATATAATTTTATATAAATCAAACTTTGAATCAATTTCTGAAGAAAATTGATATATGACGTTATCATTTTCATTTTCTCCTTCAGTTTTGTTTTCTATGTAATCGAAAATTGAAATTAAATTTTCAAATAATTTTTCTTTTAAATCCGATAAATAATTTTTAAATTCGTCAGTTTCTTTAATTTCGTTTAAAATAATTTCTTTGAATTCTTTTATTTTTTCAAATTTTTCTTCTTCATTTTTTAAAGTATTAAATTTAATTGAACATCCACATAAAACGGCATTCAAAAAACTCGAAATACAATCATCTTTTATAGTTCCTGTGCGACAAATATCTTCGCTTATAGGTGATTTATAACCGTAATTTTTGTTAAATGGCAAATAATTAAAATCGTTATATTCGTTCATATTTTAATTATAAAAATTGTATCTTTTTAAATTACGTTTTTTTCATTTTCTTCTGCCATTGTCTTAACATGTATGTTTATAAATTTATATAACATATGCTTGAGACGATTTGGTAAAGAATTTAAATCAAATTTAATATCTTCTTTTAAAAATTTACCACCAAATGGTAATTTAAAAGTACTTTTATCCTCTGTATTTTCTAATTGATAAACACGGATAAGAACATAAATCATTTCATAACCAGTAACATCTAATGTTTTAACCATTTTCATAAATTCATCTTTTTGTTTATCAGATAAATCTTCATTAGTCGTAATTTCATTAAATAAATTATCATATAAAGGGACATTGCTCATTGTTCTTTCTTTTAGTTTTATTTTTTTATATAACTTTTTTATAAAAAATTCAATTTAAAATTTTATTTATAATTCTATTTATTTGTGTTTTAGAAATAGAAAATAAATCCATTAATTTTTGTTTTGTTTCACCGTCTTTGAATAATTTTTGTATTTGTTTATGATCTTCAGTTGTTAATTGTTTTTTGAATTTTGTCGAATTTTTACGGATTTCCTTTAAATCATTTTTAAAAAAATCGACGTGTATATTTCGAAAGATGAAATTATTTACCATACAATTTTTATTTAATGCATTAGCAATAACATTCCCGCAAATATTTGTTTCATTTTTTGCTTCAGTTATACTATTATAATGTTTTATGAATTTTCCGTTTTTGTCATATTGATAAACATCTTTACGTCTATCTGATTCTTTAATTCCGTTACCGAAAAAATTTCGGATTCTTTGTTTCAGAATATCGTTGCTTCCTTTTGAACCTAATTTATATAAATTACAAATACAGGTTAATTTTTCAGATGTAAAATTATCAATATTTTGCATAATGTAATCTTTTTCAAATGACACATCTGGAGAAACCACATCTGGTTCGTGGAAAATTTCTTCTTCGGTATTTACATAACGAACTTTATTTCCTGTTTCTAAATAATATTTTATTCTATCTTCTAAAACATTTTTGTTCCCAGTATATATTAAATCATAATCTTTACATATTTTTCTTAACTCTTCTAATGTTCTATATGGTTTTTCTTCACCTGTTTTAATAAAATGAATAATACGACCATACAAATCCGAACAAATACCTTTTTGAGATAATCCTAATTTTCTACAAAAACCTTGTAATTTACATAAATCTGTTGAATATTGTTCGACTATATCTAAATGAATTTCATTATCAATTTCTTCATTGATATTTTCAACTTCAGATTCAACTTCAACTTCATTGGTTCCGTTTTCAGTTTCAATTTTTTCCATTTTTTGTTCTTTCTCAATTTTCATTTTATCAAATACTTTTTCTTCAAATAAAAAATTCATAGTTTCACATAACTCTCTTATACACGAAATAATTTTACCTAAACTAATATTAGAAATCCATTCTTCTTTGAAATTTATTTTTAACAATTTCATTATTAAATCATTTTGTTCGACATAACAAATATAATGAATATTATAATCTTTTGGTGCATTTTTGTTATATTTACTTAATCTACATGTAAATTCGGCAATATTTTCATTTTCGTTTTGTGTCGCTTTATCTATTTTATAATAATCACCAAATGAATCGTTAGATATAATATAAACGATATCACGAACTTGTTTTGCTGGTTTATGAAAATTGTTATATAATCGTTGTGATAAGCATTCCTTTTTAAAAACTTCTTTAGTTTCATCATCAATTGATGTTTCTTCTTCTTCATTAGTTTCTTCATCTGTTGTTTCTTCTTTGATTTCTTGTATATTTTCTATTTCACCAAATATTTTTTCTTCAAATGATAAATCCATATTTCGACATTGTTCTCTAATAAATGTAATAATTGTTTCCAAAGATATATTTAATAACCATTCTTCTTTATTTGATTCATCCAAGTTTTTACGAAATCTTAATTTAATCATTTTTTCTACAATATCATTTTGTTCGACATAACAAATATAATGAACTGTGTAATTTTTAGGCGTTCCTGTATTGTAGCTACTTAATCTACCTGTAAACGCTGACCTATTTTCATTACTACCTTGTGTTGCTTTACCGATTTTATAGTATAAATTACCATAATATGAATTAAATGCTTCATTAGAAATAATATAAACTACATTACCAATATCGTAAGCAGTTCTTTTCCTTTGACGGAGAATTTTATCATGTGTTCTTGATAACGCATAAAGTTCAACTGTATTCGCTAACAAATCTCTATTTTTTTCTTGTAATGATTGTTTTTCTTTTTGTAATTTATGTTCTAAAATCAAATTTTCTTTCTCGAATTTTAATTTTTCCTCTTCAAGTTTTTTATTTTTATCTACGATAGATTGAATCGTATATTGACCTTTTAATCTTAAAGAAGGTAATATATCATCAAATATTGCATCTTGAAATTTTTGTGCAATTGGTTTGTTTGAACGTGCTATCAAACGATATAAACCGGATTCGTTAACAACTATCATATTTCTACCTTGTTCTTGACTTGAGTTATTTTTCATTGAAATTATGTTCTTACATTTATCTGGGATATTTTTAACAAATTCCGTTATATTAGTCAAACCTAAAATATCACAAATATCTTTTGCTACAAACCAAGGTTCATTATATGTTCCTACAACTCTTATAACTTTATTATCAAAGTTAAAAGTTTCATCAAGTAAATTTAATAATTCCATTTTTATTATAAATCATATTTCTTTAAATCAAAATTAAATAAAAATAATTAATTATATTTTTTTAAATCAGGTATTAGGTTTTCCTACCCCTTTTATATCTGACTTAAGTTTTACTTAACCCATTTGACTTTTTTTATTTAGATTTTATTAGAAATTCCTAATAAAATTTATCATTTCTAATCTTGAAATTAGTTTAACTTTGTATACGCTTCATTAAAGACGAAATAACACTCTTCTTCATCACACTTTGGGATTCCAATTGTGTAAGCAGGAATTCTTCCTCTTGGGTCTTCTTTTACGTTTTCAGACGAGAATTTCTGTTTGGTTTCAATCTTTTGAGCTACATCAATGACAAACCTTTTTATCTCTGAAGCCAAAGGGGGTCCCCCATATTTCATGAATGGTCTACCATTCACATACAAAACAACGTAAGGAACATACGTTATTGGTGCGATTGTATCTTTAGACATTCTGATGCAATTTTTATTAGTGCTGACGTTAACCATGCCAAATTGACAACCTCCTATTGTCCCTGGTAGTTTTTTAAATACTGGAATTAAATTCTGACAATGTGGACATTGTGTAGAATAAAATAATATTAATGAAAACCCAGGGATAGAAGTACAAAGAATAGTACCTTTTGTACCTTTAGAAAGAACAAAATCGTCACTTGATAAAAATAAAAGTCCTGACATATTTATTTTAATAAATACATTTATTTAAATCAAAAAAAAAGTTTTTCAAATCTAAAAACTTTCTTAACATAAATAAAAATGTCTACCATTAAAATATCTTCATCTGATGAATTACCATTAGGATTGTTAAGTAATCACTTTTTGCATAATTTTGATTTAGACGGTAAAACGTGGGAAAGTGTTTCACATTATGTTTACTATAATCTGATTCCGTATTTTTACAAAGATTATGCAGTTTCTTTGTTAAAAATCAAAAATCCTAAATTACTTTATTCTGAATTTATGAAAAGGTCAAGAATCATATACAATTTAGAATATGTAAAAATATTAGAACAAGCATTACGGCAAAAATTTAAAAACCCAATTTATGCAAAATATCTAATGAATACAGGAGATGCTAAACTATATTATAAAAATAAAAATAATTTAATTTTAGGAACAGATTTTAAATATGAAGATTCATTAACTAATATGCTTGGTAGAATTTTAGAAAAAATACGTCCTGAAATCCGCCAAAATTATAATGAAAATTTATTATATAAACCTTATTTAACATTGACTGCTCTCGAATCAGTATTTCAGTCAAATGAAAATGTTTCTAAATATATAAGCATGTTGGATAATCAAGATAGTATATCATTTGATTCTATTATAAATGAATATGGTAGTGATAAAATTAAAACAAAAATTCCATTCGATTTTACATCTTTAATTAATAATGAAAATAATGAATTATATAAAATTTTAAAGTTATCGTTAAAAAAACCAGTTATTTTAATTTTCTATGTTCTGAAAAGATATTTGAGAAAATATACACAACGCATGCAATTAAAAGTAAATGATATTATTTTTGAAACTTATGTTGATGATTTATTAGCAAAAACCAATAATCCCGAAATTACAAGAAACGAATTAAATTATGTAAAAAATCAAAAAATAAAAGAAGTTGTTTGTAATTTGTTTTATAAAAATCTTCTCGATAATGATTTGAATGCAGAAATTAATAAAAATATAGAAGATATTGATATTACAAGTGAAGATGATATAACTTATTTTGAAAAATTTGATATATTAAAAAACTTTGAAGAATTAGACAAAGATGAAAAATTACCATCTTCTAAACAAAAATATATATTTGATGATTATGATACTTATTTATCTATATTTGCACAAAATTTCACTGAAACAGAATTAAAACTTAACGAGTATAGATATAATGAACAAACAAAAAAAGTAGAAATAATTAATCAAAAAACGAAAATATACAAAACGGTTGATGAATATATTCGATTATCACTTCATAATATTTTGTATATGTCGCCATATATTGATGATGATAGTAATTATAAAAATAGAAAAGAAGAATTGATGGTTAAAGCATTAAATTTAAAATTTGGATATACAAAAATTAATACTAAATTTGACAAATATGTTTATGATTTCCGACATGTTTTAACAAATTTATGCAAAGACAGAGAAATATTATTCATAGATGATGATTTAGATATTGGATGTCAATCTGTAAAAAATTTCACAGAAGGAGATAATTTATTAGGACAATATTTAATGAAATTTTGTAAAGAAATTAATAATGAAGAAAATAATCTTATTTACGATACAATTAACCAATATGATATGAATGAATTTATTGAAAATGATGTTTTTATGAGACAATGGATGACATTACAAGCTGAATATGTATTGTGTATAATTATAAATATAGTTTCTTACATCATAACACAAAAGAATGATGATAATTTTGAAATTGATTCAAAATTAGTAAATAAAATATTACATAATATTTTGCGTTCTAAAATGGTTTCGGAAGATAAAATACTTAAAGTTCCAAATTTCTTTTATGAAATTATTAGACAGAAAAGTAATAAATTTAACGGTTTTAAATTTATTGAAATTGGTTTTATTGTTAGTATTATATGGCAATATATAACAAATAATATATTATCATTAAAAACTGATAATCAGCACAAATTAAAATTATCAATCTACAAGATGGAATTAATTTTATCATCTAAACAAAAATGTATAGGTATGGGTAAAATTAAAGATTCTATAACCGAAAATGAAATAGATGATTGTATTTGTTTAGCGATATTTTCGTTAATAAATAGTATGAAAAAAATTACTGAAATTAAACATATAGACAACGATGAAAAAAGTTGCATAGAATCAATTTTGTTAAAAAAATATAATAAAATAAAAGAAAATGAAAATGAAACAAAAGAATACGGAGAATACAGAGAAAATGAAGAAGGCGAAGAAAATGAAGAAGGTGAAGAAGATGAAGAAGACGAAGAAGGTGAAGAAAATGAAGATGGTCGTTTCAAAAAATATGATGTTAAAGACAATGGTGATTGTTTTTATTTAGCGATATATAATTCATTGAAAAAAACATCCGATGGTAAATATTTAAAATTACTCGCAAAATGTTTAAAAGAAAAATATGACATTAGTATAAATACAGTTAGAGAAGATTCATTTACAGATGATTTAAGAAAAATAATGGCTGATAATATTAATATAGAAACATTTTATAATTCTCTTAAAGAAACAAAAGAAAATTATGGAAATGCGAAAGAAAATATAAAATTATTGGCAAAAAATTTTGCTAAATCTTTAAAAACAATAGTTATAAAATATTTCATAGACGAATACAATGATTCTGAAGAACATAAAGCTTCTTTTATAGAAGCCGTTAAAAATCATATAAAAACACCAAGAAATTGGGTATCTGGTGATTTAGAAGTTGTGTTTTTAGTCGATTTATTAGATAACTGTGGTATTGATGTAAAAATAGAAAAAGATAAGAAAAATTTCTCACAAAGTATTAATGACAATACAATATATTTATTGAATAATAATGATCATTATGAATTTGTGATATGGAAAGATGACGAAAATAATAATGCTAATATTTTTGAAAGAGAAAAAGAAATTGAACAAGAAATTAAAAAAGATATTGAACGAGATGAAATGACATCTTCTGAAATAGAAATGTCTGATATTTTTAACCCAGAAGAAATTATTAAGAAATATGAAGAAGAAGAAAAAGAAGAAAAAGAAGAAAAAATTTCAGATAAAAGACAAATATCAATATTATCTTTATATTTCAAAAAACATAATATTGATATCGATCCAAAATCTATTTCTGAAATTATTAATACATTTAAAAATTCTAAAATATCTTCAATTATAAAATATGCTCGAATAAATTTCTTTGTATTTAAAAATTTTATTTCAGACGAAATTAAAGAAAAAAGTAAAAAAGAATTAGAAGAAATTAATAAATCAAAGTTAAAATGGTTATTCAGAAACAAAAACTTTAAAGATAAAAAAATAAATTTAGATAAATTAAAATTGACAAAAGAAAGTCTTTATAGTATTACACCGTGGGTTGAAGCCGATAATATAACTAAAAAAATAATTAAATATATTTCAAAACCAATAAATGATATAATTATAACCGATGCTACGGCAAATGTTGGAGGTAATACTATAAGTTTTTATAATTGCGGTATTAAAAATGTAAATTCTGTCGAAATTGATAATTTAACTTGTGATTATCTTAAGAATAATTTAGAAGTATATGGATACGATACTAATAATGTTATTTGTGATGATTATTTGAATGTCATAAATAATTTAGAACAAGATTGTGTATTTTTTGATCCACCGTGGGGAGGTAAAAATTATAATAATGTCAAAGTATTAGATTTGTATTTAGGTGAAACAAACGTAACTGATATAATTTTTGATTTATTTACTGAAAATAAAACGAAACTTGTTGTTCTAAAGGCTCCTTTAAATTATAATCATCGTAGTATTGAATTGATAACAAAGAAAATATTAATTAGCGATAAAAATATATGCGGTGTTGAAAAAGATATAATAAAAAGAAATGGAAATCCATCGTATTTTATATATTATATTTATTCTAAATTACCAGAAGAAAAAGAAATTTATGAAGATGAAATATATGACCCAGAACATCCTGAATATGATTACAGAAAATCACAAGAAATATATAGCCCTACGAAACCATGGATGTAAAAACTTTACGAAAATAAAAAATTGAAAATTTAATTTTATATTGATTTAAAAGAATATAAATCAGGATAATAAATAATTATGTCTCTCAAGGAAAATGCTTTTTCAGGTTTAAACTCAGTGATATTTACTTTTATCAATTTGATATCTCAAAAATATAATATCAATTCTAATGAATTAAAATCATTATGGGAAGGTGAATCGAATGTAATACCTGTGGTTGCTTCATCTGTTGCTTCATCTGTTGTTTCATCATCTTCATCTCCAGCTGCTAAAGAATTAGAAAATTTAACAAAAACTCAATTGATTGAAATGTGTAAAACTAAAAATTTAAAAGTTTCTGGAACTAAAAATGAATTGATTGCGAGAATTTTAGAATCTGAATCTATTATACGTCCAACTCCTCCTCCTGTTGTTCAAACAACAACGGCAGTAGTTCGTTCTCCAACAATTATTAAAAAATTGGTAGATAAAATTCCAAAATTAGAAATTAAAAGAAATTCTGATGGATATTATGTTCATGAAGAGACATCTTTTGTTTTTGATACAAAAACTCAAAAAGTTTATGGAAAACTTGATAAAAATAATAAAATTGAAGAACTATCTGCAGATGATATAGATATCTGCAATAAATACAAATTTTCTTACGTGTTACCAAACAATTTAGATAAAAAAATTAATATTTTAGATGTAAAAGTAGATGAATTAGATGATGAAGTAGAATTAGAAGATGATCTCGATGATGAATTTAATGAAGATGATGAAGATTTAGAAGAAGAAATAGAATTAGAAGAAGATGAATATTATGAAGAATAAAAAATTAACTTTTTTTTATTATTTAAAAAAAACAATTAAATAATAAAAACATATGGCGTATCGAAAATTAAGCACGATAGGTATTACAACCAAAGAAACATTTGATGTTTTAGTTCCTGAAATTCAAACTGCAGAAGATAAAAAAAATATGTTAAATGGACATAAGATTTGTCTTATTGATGTTTATGCAGATTGGTGTGGTCCTTGTAAATTAACTGCTCCTGCATTTGCTAAATTATTTAAGAATTATAATTTGAGAGGTGTTGTTGGATTAGCAAAAGAAAATATTGAACTTGGTCTATCTCGAAGTGTTCAAGTTATTCCAACATTTCAATTTATTGTTGATGGAAAATTGGAATCCATTATCACTGGGGCTGATATGGACAGTGTAGAAGAAAAATTAGTAAGTTTGATTAAAAATTTTGGTGAAAGTTCTGCTTCTGAACAACAACCTGATACAGAAGCACAGCAATAATTTTATAAATTTTATTAATACTTTTTCATTAATAAAATTTGAAATTAATTACCAAAAAAAATTTGTAAATAGTCGGATGCCAATGTGTTATCTTTTATTAACCAACCAATAATTTTAAGTATAGGATATAAAATAATTAAAAAAATAAAGATTGCAATTATAACCCAAACCAACAAAGGAATTGATGTTGATGTTGTTGCATTTTCATAATGTTCTTTAAGTCTTTCATCTCTTTCCATAAGTTTTTTATTTGTTTCTTCTGTTAATTCTTCATACATTTCTTGAATTAAATCATTTTCAAATTTTTCTCTGTCTTCATCGTATTCTTCATCATCTCCATAACCTTCACTTTTTGCTTCTCTTTCTTTTGATAATTGTAATTGCTTTGTTAAATCATCAGATGTTATTTGTTCTCCATAATTATCATTGAAAAATTTAACCGTTATTTGTTCTGATGTCATCGATGTTTCAGATGGATAAACATTATTGAGATATAATACATCCCATGGAGAAAATCGTAAATTTTGTGTTGTTCCTTTACCTGGCATCTCGCATTTGTCTAATTCTGTATTACAAGCAATAATTTCATTTTTGACTTTTTTACAACCTTCAAAACATTTTTCTACATCTCCTAATGTTATGTCAGGTGCTGTTTTATCTGCATCTTCTTTACAAAGAACATTTCCAGGGTAGAAATAAAGCATAATCGAACGAGGGTCAAATTCTGAACCATTAATCTGGTCTACCTTATATTTTTCGACGATATTTTCTTTGATGGTTTCGGCATCCCATCCTTGTGACTCACTTGCCCATTTTGTCACATGACAAACTGCCCAATTTATCGGCTTGCCGTTAGGATTTGAATGTTCGTGCACCATTCCAAGAGCGTGGCAAAATTCATGCAATACTGTCGGTACATCAAACCAACCAAAATTCATTGTTGGTTTACCCTTATCTCCCTCTAAAGTATCTGTGCCAATAAATGACCATGCTCCTCCAGTTGGATCAAAATCTATTTTGATATCAGCAAGATTTGGGTTAAATAATGTTTTTCGAGAGGGATCTGTGGGGTCAAAGAAATTAAATTTTATATTGATTAAAGGATTGGGTTTATAATCGGGGTCTATTTTTACAGAAGCAGGTTTGTATTCAGGGTAAATAATATCATTATAACGTTTCAATACAGTATATATAATAGCATCTCTAATTGACATATCCTCGACTTCTTCTTGGAGTGGATCCATCTTAAGCAGAACACCATTTCTGTCTACAGATTTCTTCAATTTTGCAGTAGATGTTCGAGGTATTTTTTCATATGAATTTAATGATAAAAAACCAACATTTATAGTAGTATTTGCAGGCCAAACTTTACTTTTAAGAAAAGCAGCGCGAAATTTCTTTTTCAATTCACCTTTCTTTTTTATTCCGCCACCACCGCCACCACCTCCACCACCAGTTTTTTTACCACTTTTCTTTTCTGATGGACTGATGTAGTTTTCAGCTCTGTTTAAAACTTTCTGAACAACATTCTTTTTATTATCTTTTTCAGCACACATTTTAACAACTTTTTCTTCAGTTTCCGACATTTTTTATTAAAAAAAATATAATATTTTTTATTTTTTATTTTAATTTTTATGCTTTTCATTAGATTAATTTTAAGCATATTTATGGATAATTATGGAAATATGGGTAGGAAAGATGGGAAATATAGGGTGAAAAATCTATTATGATTTTAAAAAATAAAAGAAAATAGATTTTAGTTGATATGAATTTGTGTTTGAATTTATATTTTTTTAGTATCAAAGTTAAATATGGGATTAAATAAATCTAATATGATTTGTAAAAATGAATCATATTAGATTTAAAGAAATAGATTTATTAATAAAAAATGGAAAATCAAGAATTTGAACTTGTATTTATTAGCGATTCAGACACTGATAACGCATCTGATATCGCTTCAGATATTATATCTGATAAAAAAGAACTTGCTAATTATTCTTATATTAGCAATGGGCTTTATTTTGAATATTTTGTTGGATATGAAATAGCTGCTCTTTTAGGGTATAAAAATCCTAAAGATGTAATATCAAAAAATATTTCAAAATGTAATCGTTTAGAATTTAGAGATTACCCAGGTGTTAAAGAACCTGAATTAGATCCACGTACTATTTTAATCACCCGTGATGGCGCCATAGAGATTCTTATCAAGACCAGAAAACGTATTTCACCTGATGTGCTTCACATCCTCAAGAGTTTTGGAATTGATACCACAAATCGTAAAACTCTTACAAAAGAACAACAAACATTATCCGCTTTAACAAACTCATTCAAGACTGAAAAGTTTGAAGACCAATTTAAAGTTGGTAGATATTATCTCGATTTGTATTTTCCAGAATATAAAATTGTAGTAGAATGTGATGAGAATGGTCATGCTGATAGAAAACCATATAAAGAGAGAGAAAGAATGGATTATGTAAATGAGAAATTAAGTTTGACAGATGATAATTGGATTCGTTTTAATCCTGATGAAAAAGATTTTGATATTTCTAAAGTTATTGGAAAGATATATACAAGAATTAATTTATTAAAAAGTGTTCAAATCGAAACTCTTTTACAAAATCATGTTTCTTTACCAGCACCACCAATTGAAGATGAATCAGAAGAAGATGAATCAAATGATGAAGAAGCGATAAAGGAATTGAATGATAAAAATAATTTCAAGCAGATAAGAGAAATATGTAAAGAACTTGAGATTATACAATTAGGAAATAAAATGGATATGATAAAAAGAATTGTGAAATACAATAAAGATTTGAAAAAAGAAACCGAAACAATTGAATTAGAAAGATATTTAGAAGAACGAAAGCATTCAGAAGATGAAGAAAATGGTATTTATCAATATAACGATGAAGGTGTTTTTGTTAACAAATTCAGGACGATTGAAGAAGCCGCTAAAAGAACAAAAACATCAGAAGAAGATTTAAAAAATGTTTTAGAATCAAAAGCTTATAAAGCAAATAATTTCATATGGCGAAATGAAAAAACTATTTTTTCTAAAGAAGAATTGAAAACGATAAATCGTAAAAATGTCGTAATAATTTTAAAAATGGATATGGAAGGAAATATTGTGAAAACGTATAATACAATCCAAGAAGCGGCAAATGATTCGAATTTAAGTCGAAATATAATAGATCGTCTAACAATGAACGGAGAATATCGCGATGGATTTAGATATGTTTTACCAAATAAAGATAATAAAATAAAACATATGTCGCAAAAAGAAAAAGATGAAATAATAAGAAAAAATAAAGAAGGAAAAACAACTGCTGAATTAGCAAAAGAATATAATAAAAATGTAGCAACTGTAAGACGATTAATTTTTTCACATAAAAAGAAAGAAAAAGAAAAGATATGATATATGATATATGATATATAAATAGCATTAAAACTGATAAAATTTTAAATTTTTTTTATTTATAAAATATAATTATAAATAAAATGTTATCATATAGTTCTTTAACAAATTCAGGAAAAGTAACATTACCAAGCATAGAGTCTTGGGGTTCAAACATGAATATAATGCGCGACCCACCTAAATCTATTATGACAAGAAGACGAGATAAAGTTGGAGAGAATTCCGATATATTACAAACGATTGACAATTCAGACCGTTCAAATGAAGCCATTTTAAGATTTTCAAGAGGTGTAAATCCATTTGTTAGTGTTTCTTATACAAATAACGGAGGTTCCCTTCAAAATTACGGAAATCAACAAGCCAGATTACCATATTCAATTAACAAAGATGGTGATTTCCGTCCACCAGTTCAAGCACCACAAGATTTATTACCATTATCAAGACTACCAAGAAATACTACATTTGCCGTATCACAACCTTCGTTACCACATTTTGGTAAAGAATTACCAAATTCAAGAAATGTCGCTACTACAAGTAGTGTAAAAGAACAAATTATCAGTTCTCAAGTCAGACCAACAAAAAGATATTATATGCAAAAACCGTTTCAAGAAACATTTGAAGCTAATTACAGTATACAAGATGTTCTTAAAAAATCCGCAGATTCTAATGTTTCTACAACAAATAGAACACAAACAAATGTTTTAGAACCGACAAAAGAAATTAATAATAATGTTTTAAATGCTTTTGCAAATTCTAATGTTTCAAATCCTCAATATGTAAATAATAGTTTAAATGAATTTGATTCTACAAAATTTATTCAAGATACTAATGCTCATTCCGTATATACAAATTTATATGACGTAAATAAAAATGTACATATGGATCCTGAATCATTAAGTATGAAACAAAAAGATTATTTATTAGTTGAATATACAAGTGCTAAAAGCGAAAATAAACAACCAAATAATATGTTAATTCAAGAAAATTATGTTGAATTGGATAGAACATTACCTGTTTACATGTCTCAAACAAATAATATGGGTTTGAGTAATAGTGTTTCTTATATTCACGACGATATTGAATTAGAAAGAAATTTACCAGAATATCAATCACAAACTAATTTTAATTCAAACATGAAACAAACACCAATATTTCACGATGAACTTGAACTTGACCGCGTTTTACCTGTTTATCATACAAATTCAAATATTAAAGGAACAGGAGAGTATGTAAATTATATTCATAAAGATGTTGAATTAGAAAGAACATTACCGGAATATCAAACATCGACAAATATAAAACAAAATACGCAAAAGATTTTAAAACATGATTATATGAAAGAGTTAGAACGAAAAACTTATTTATCAAATATGACTACAAATAATAATAAAAAAGGAGAAAATAATGTTTCTTCACGAACATATGCTCTTGATGATAAATTACAATATGGAGAATATAACATTCCAGCAAATATACCGACATTTGAAAGAAGTCAACCTATGATTGAAAATTTTGAAACTGAAAAATCAAAAATGGGAAAAAGAGTATTAGAACAATTCCACGGAAAATATAAATAAAAAATTTAATTTAAAAACATTATTATATATAATTATATATAATAAAGAGATATTATGAATTTTACAAGAATACCGATGGTTTCACAACCGCATCAGATTAATGTGAATTTATTTCCGCATCAATTAGCAAGTATACATAAGATGGAGAAATTGGAAAATGATAATAATATAATTAAAGAGGGATATACAAAAAATACAAAAATTGGTATAAATGCAGATATAAGTGGTTTTGGAAAAACATTATCAATGTTAGGTCTTATAGCGCGAGATAAAATGGATTGGGATATTGAATTACCATATGTTTTTGAGACGATAATTTCAGAAGCAAAAAGTCGAATCAAAAATTATTTTGTAAGTCGATATGATAAATTGCCGGCTACATTAGTTCTTGTTTCTAATTCTATTATTGGACAATGGGAAAAAGAGTTAGAAAAAACAACTCTAAAATATGCAGTGATAAAAAATTGCAAAAATTTGGAAGTTGTAAGAGCGGAAGAAAATGATGTAGTTGTTGTTACACCTCTCCATTATAATAAATTGATTACAATGTATTATAAATTTGCTTGGAAAAGATTTATTTATGATGAACCTGGTCATTTAAAAGTTTCTGGAATGAGAGAAATACATGCAGGATTTTATTGGTTTGTTACAGCAACGCCAGAAGAAATAATAGGACAACATAAATTTTGCAAAGGTAATTTTATGCGTGATATATTGGTAAATATATATGACCCCGATTGTTTTATAACAGATTTGATAATAAAAAATAATCCGGAATTTATAAAAGCGTCATTTGAAATGCCAGAAACAAAATTTATTTATCATAAATGTTATCAACCGTTATATAATGTAATTGAAAGATTTGTTTCTAATACGGTTAGAACAATGATAGAAGCCGGAAATATTGAAGGAGCAATTGATGCATTAGGAGGAACAAAAACATCAAATATTGTTGAGTTGATAAAATCAAAAAAGATAGAAGAGATATATGATATTGAAAGTAAAATAAATATTTATACATTACGAGAAGATGATATAAAAGTAAATCAATGGTTGCAGAAAAAAGAAAGAATACAAGAACAAATTAAAGAAATTGAAGAAAAATATAATGATATGCTTCAATCCGAATGTAATATTTGCGCGGAAGTATTAACATCTCCAGTTTTGGAAACAAATTGTCAAAATCTTTTTTGTGGAAAATGTTTATTTAAATGGCTTGAACGTAAAAATACTTGTCCTTTATGTCGTTCAGTTATTGATATAAAAAATTTAATATATATCTCAACTGAAGATGAAGATGTGAATAAAGGAAAAAAAGAAGAAAAAGAAACAAAAATGACAAAAATTGAAAAGATAATTGATATTATAAAATCTAAACCGGAAGGAAAGTTTTTAGTTTTTTCTGATTATGATAATACTTTTTATCCGATATGTGATGCATTAAGAGATAATGATATTGAATTTGTTCAAGTAAAAGGAGCGATAAAAACACGAGAGAAAAATTTAGACGCTTTTCGTGAAGGAGATGTACCTGTTATTTTTCTAAATTCTACAACAGATGGTAGCGGAATTAATTTAACCGAATCTTCTGATATTATATTATGTCATCAAATGGATAAATCAACTGAAAAGCAAATTATTGGTAGAGCATTAAGAATAGGAAGGAAAGAACCATTAACGGTTCATTATATTCAAATTATGAAATGAAAATGATTTAAAGACAAAAACGTTAAAATTTAAAAGTTATCCCTTTTAAATTATTTTTATGAGAATTTCAAAACCCAATTATATTCCACATCAAACTCCATTTAGAGTGAAATTTATGGATTGGTTTAATTATTACAAAAAAGATTTGATAAATTTGTATACGATATTTCAAGATAGTATTAATGCAAATTTTGATGAATCAGATATTAAAACAAATATGAAATCTAATGTTGAATTTACGAAATTTGTTTATATGATATATCATTCATCATCCAAATATTATCCGAAATATGATTTAAAGACAAAAATGTTTTTATAAGTAAGTTAGTTATGTCTGAAGAACCGATAATTAAAAATAGTAAATTTGTTAAAGTGATAAGTAGTATGGATGAAGAAGCCGAATATGATCAAAATTATTTTGATTCGGAAGAAGAATTTATCCAACAAGAATTTGATAAAGATGTTTTTGAGCAAAATGTTTTTAATATTAAAATGGATTTAATGAAATTCATTGATGATAAATCTTTACCGTTGGCGGAATTTCTTACTCTTAAAAAATTAAAATCTTTTATCAAAAAAGAAATAATATATTGATTAATTTTATAAAACTTGTCATAAGTTTTATAAAAGTTTTTTAACGATTTAATAAATTTACACACGCTTTATTTAGATATAAATAACTATTGTCTTGGGCGTAGCAAGGATAAATTGTACTACAAGCAGATTGAAAACATGTTTCAGGAGGCGTATCTTTTTCTTTCTTTACTGGTTCTTTATGTCTTTTAGGAATCCATCCAGCTTCTCTGTCAGCAATTATTGGTTTATGTGATTCTGCATTACCTTTATACCAATGGGGATAAGGAAATTGGTCATATTCATTATTAATAGAATAGATTGTTTGATTTGTATAATAAGGATTACTACTGTTTTTTAGAAAAATCTCTTTTTTTATTCTGTCGATATTTTTCTTTTCTCTATTTTCTAAATAACTCATTTTATTTCAATAAAGAAATAAAAAAATATTATAAAATTTCGTTACAATTATCATATGTACATACATATTTTTGTCCATCAAATATAAATTTTGTTACAAATCTTTCACTAATTTGTGTTTGAGATGTTGTTTCGTCATTACCACAGGCTGTATAATAAAATTTTTCTGTAAAAGATATATATACTGGATTATTATTGTTATATAATTTTTTAACCATAATTACGCAACTATCACCGGCTATCGAATCATCTGTATTAATATCAACATTTATGTAGACTACACTTAATGAGTTATCTACAACAAATTTCGCTACAAAATTTTTTTCACCTGCTGGAGAAATTAAAAAAGAACCATTACCGAATTTTATCGAATTACTAATAACTTCGTTTGTATTTATCGTTTCTGACCTGAATTCGTCATAAATAGTAGTATCTGTTTTAACTTTTGAATAAAATTTGTTACACGCTAAATAAGAACTCGACATTTTTATTTAAAGGAAATTTTAAAAAGAAAATTAAATTTAAAAAAATATTCTAATTTTCTTTTAAATAAATGTCTAAAATTAATAATATTAAGTTTGAAGAAGGAATCTTATCATATACTATTTTGGGAAAAAACAAAAATGTAAGTATAAGTATAGATTTAAATTTATTAAATGAAAAAATAGACGGATTTATTGAATATCAAAATAAATTTATCGCAGGTGGTTTTAATATTGTTTTATTTGTAATAATAAATGATGAAAAACGCGCGTTGAGAGTATCAATTAATCCTAAAAAAGAAATTGATGTTGATAAACAATATAATATGATGTATAAACTTATGGAATTAGATATAGGAAATAAGATATATTTTCCAAAAAAAGATGCTTTAGAAAATGGTTTAATTAAAAATAATAATGGTAATTATCATACAATATCGATAAATGATTACGCTGAATATGGTTCAGTGTATGATTATATAACAAATCCTAAATATGAAATAAAAAATAAAAAAGAAAAAATAGATGAAATATTTAGAATCGTAAAAACCCTTATTTATGATCATAATATATATTGTTATGATATCAAATTTAGAAATTTTATAGTTAATAAAGATGAAAAAGTAAAAATTATAGATGTAGAAGATTGTTATGAATATGATTTTTCAAAAGTTCCAGATTATAAATTAGTATATGAAATGTTAATTTATATTCAAATATTTCACAGTTGTCCGGATAATTTATTTAAATATTTTACAAGTAAATTAGAACCTGTAAAAATATATACTGTATATACTAAATTATACAACGATGATAGTATATATTTTAATGAAAATTATGTAAGATTAATAAGAAATGTACTTTGGTATTATAAAAAAATTGATATATATTATGATAATTTTAAAGATATTGTAAAAGAATTAACAATTAATGAATTACATAAAATATATGAAAATCCAACATTTATGTTTGAAGGTTTAGTAGTTAAAAATGAAAAATATATTCCTTTTATTAAATATCGTTTATTTGTAATTTTCTCAAACATTATAAAAAATTTTAATGATAATGAAGAAAAAAATATTTTTTACGATACTTATAAATTTAAAACAAAAAAAGAAACTGAAACAATTAAATGTGCTTCAACAAATGATTCAAAAATGTGCATAATTTCAGATGGGAAAAGAAAGTCGAAACGAAAGTCGAAACGAAAATCGAAAAGAAAATCAAAAAGAAAATCAAAAAGAAAATCGAAAAGAAAATCGAAAAGAAAATCGAAAAGAAAATCAAAACGAAAGTCAAAACGAAAGTTGAAAAGAAAATCAAAAAAGATTTTATAACATATTTGTTATAAAAAATTTAAAGTTTTTTAACAATTATCATATGTATTTACATATTTTTCTCCATCGTAAAAAAATTCAATCACCATTCTTTCAAATCCAGAAATATTAAATGATGCATCATAATCTCCACATCTTGTATAATAAAAATTATTTGATAAATTACAAGTTACTGTATTACCACCTGCATTTGTTACTTTAAACATCAAAATAACTCTATCATTTACTTCTGCCAATGATGTATCTGCGTCAATGGTGAAATTTCTTGTCTCAAGATTATTATCAATTATATTAAAATTTACAATATAATTAGTAGCACCATTTGCATTAACTGTATATGTATCATCATATACAACAGAAGGATTAACAACAGTATTAACTGCGCTTGAAATATAAGAAGAAGTTTGGATATTACTTGAAATGATGTTTGTAGTATTGATAGTATTAGACTTTATTTTATTTGAATTAGTAGTATCAAATACGGCAAGACTTTTTAATCCTCTAAAACTATTATTCATTTTTATATTAATACAATAAAAAAAGTTTTTAAAATTTCAATTGTTTAATATTATTTCTTATATCATATCTTAAACTAATTTCCTTTGCATTTTGTTTTTTTGTTTCATCAAAATTTTTACTTATTATTTCAAGAACATCATCATGTTTTTCATATAAATATCCATTTTCTGTAACGTAATCTATCATAGTATCACGTAATTTATATAAAATTACACCTACACCTGATGCTTGAGCTTCTGCTACCATAATAGGTAATCCAACAGTCCGTAATTTTGGACATGCAGTATATATTAACCATTGATGTTTTTTATATTCACTTGGCATATCAATTATTTGTTTGGTTACAAAATTAACTGGATTACCATATTTATTGTTAATTTTTGTAATATCATTATAGTAATAATAACTTTCTATCATACAATAATAATTAATTTGTTTTAATGGATATTTATTTTTTATTTTGGATGCTAATTGAATAAAATTTTCTATATTTTTCTTTGGTAACATTGCCCCTCCACTCATAATATGTTCACCGTTTGTATTAATTTCAAGGAATCTATGTATATATATTGAAGGATAGCTTTGTATTATTTTATTTTCATTATATCCTAAAGAAATTAATCGCGATTTGAATTCGGGAAATACAATAATACCATTACAATTTTCAGAATTAACATATTTTTTATAAGAAATTAATTTTGAATCAGATGTTAAAATATCAAAAGAATGTGTTCTAATTGAATATTTTTTATTTATTTTACGTGAAATAGTATCACAAATCTCAATTGAATCCAAATAATGAGAATGTATAAAATCTGGTTTAAAAGAATTGATTTCATTAAAACTTTCTAACGGGTTTTTCTTTAAATATGGTAATGATACAAAAGATGATTCAAAGACCTCCCAATCAAAAGATATTATCATTAATTCATGTTCTTTATTTAATTCTTGTGATTCATCTATTTGGTAAGATTGTGATATTCTTGGATATCCTTTGTATAAAAGTAATATCTTCATTTATTTAATAAAAATAAAAAATAAAATTAAAAACATTTCCAAGTTATATGTTTATATTCTGAAATTCCTAATTCGGTTTTAACTTTATCCCATTTCTTCATTCGTGTTTTCAAATCTTGCAATAAATCTATTTCACGTATTTTAGAACATGGATTTATACAACTTATTTTATCTACAATCATATATTTATCTTTATGTTCTACACCTAAATGATTCAAGAATAAATAATCTATACCGTATCCTACTAATTCATATTTATATATTTCCATGCATTTTGTTATTGCGTAATTACTAAAAATTGGAACATTTAATTCAATAAAATTAACATATCTGTAATTATTATTTATTTGTTGTTTTGTTATTTGATGACTTATCATTTTACATTCTGGATTAAATGATGGTTGTAAAATCCATAAATCAAATTTATCCATAAATTCAAACAACTCATTAATTTCATTTGTTTTTATTATTATATCATCGTCGATAATAAAATAATTTTTATAATTACGTAAATTTAAATTATTCTCACAATTCCATAAATACGAAAAATTTTGAAATTTACTGCCTTTTCGTTCAAAATAAAAATTTGCATATTTTTCATATTTTTTATCTTTTTTAGAACCATAATAACAAACAAATATATCATAATTACGATTTTCATCTAACCAATTTTCATAAAATACAGTTCTATCACCAGCAGATACAAATAATACATTTTTCATTTATTTATTAATTTAAAAAAGTTTTTTTAATTTAATAAATGAATTTTTTAAAATCGATTCTAATAACATCAATATCATTCTTATTTTCATTTTACCCCGCATTATGCGATGAAGAACCAAATCCTATAGAAATCCAAACTAAAAATACTAATATTGATGATTTTACATTATTTTTTGTTTCCCAATCACTTCTATTTTCTTTAATGTTTTCAACTGTTTTAATAAAAAAATGTTTTAATGTATCGTTTTTTACAAATAAATTACCTTATATTAATCTTTATAAAGAAACTGTTATTTTTGGTAGTTTATATACTATTTGGTGGTCTGGATTATTGGTTTATTCTTTTCTTGATTCAGAAAAAATATTAAGTAGACTCGGTCTATGGATTTCTGTAAATATGAGTGCATTATTAATTCCTGTTACAAGAAATAGTATATGGCTTAATTTATTAAAATTATCATATGAAAATGTAATTCATATACATAAATATATAGCGATTTTATGTTTTATTTCTGTTTTGATAAAACTAATTACAGTTATTATTATAAATGACGTTCATTATCTTTTTATTTTAAATAACTATGAAACGGGTGGTTCACCTTTAATGGGAACATTGTCAAGTTTTTCAATAATATTATCCACAATTTTATCATTACCATATATTCGTCATAATTTCTTTGAATTATTTTATTATTCTCATCGTTTTTTTGCTATATTTACAATTATCACCGGTTCTTTACATTACTTATTAACCCTTTATTATATTTTACCAGCACTTTTATTATATATTGTTGATTTAGTCATGAGACAAATACATACTCATAAAGCGATTTACTCTCATTTTAAAATAACAGGAAATGAAAAAAATGACACATCTTGTATTTTTATTCATATAACATTATTAAATCCAATAAAAGTAAATTATGGTTCATATTTCTTTATATGTTTTAAAGATGTTTCATCATTTCAGTATCATCCGTTAAGTTTAATTTCAGAATATAATGAAAATCTCATCTTTTGTGCGAAAGATAGAGGTCCAAATACATGGACAAATATGCTTAAGAGACACGATAGTTCAATTGAGAAAAATATATTAATGAACAAAGATATATATTTACAAGGTCCGTATGGTCATATAACAATTGATTATACAAAAGATAAATATAAATATATTTTTAGTATTGCCGGTGGAATTGGAATAACGCCAATTATTTCTGTCTTACAAGATATAAATTATCTGTATGAAAATAAAAAACTTTGTAATGTTAAAAAAATTGTTTTGATTTGGATCGTAAAACATTATTCTTTTGTTAAATCATTTTCAAGTTTATTATCTAAATTAGAACCAATTTTTGAGATTTATATTTATATTTCTCGTCGAACTAATGATTCTATTATATCTCAATTTGATGTAAAATTTGAGAAACCAAATATCGCAAATGTTATCCATGAATTTATCGATGATGATAAAATAGGAAGTAAAGAAATGGCTGTTATTTGTTGTGGACCAATGAGTTTAACAAATGATGTTAATAAACTGTGTTCTCGTCTAAATATTGATATTTCTAATGAAAATTTTTAAACACAAATGTAATTTAAAAATAAATTTTTATTATATCATTATATAATAAAGAGAATGTCGTCGTATGATAACTATAGAGTTCTACGACTTTGTGTATCTAAAGAAAATCCAAAAACTAATTTTAGTTTAATAAGTAATATTGATAATAATAACGAATATAACATAGTATTAGCAATATCAAATGAAATATATATAAAAGAATTTGATAAAATATTAAAAATTAATAATATAAATTCAATTTCTTATGATTCTGAAAATGAAAAACAAAATTATGATAACAAAATTGAATATACAATTGTAAGCAATGAAGTTGTAAGCAATGAAGTTGTAAGCAATGAAGTTGTAAGCAATGAAGTTGTAAGCAATGAAGTTTCTGATTATATTATTGAAATAAATAATATCGTAAATGATTTAGTATCCCATATAAATGATGTAAAGAATAAAATATCAGAAAGGTATGGAATAATAGATATTGAACCTGTTGTTGAACCTGTTGTCGAACCTGTTGTCGAACCTGTTGTTGAACCTGTTGTCGAACCTGTTGTCGAACCTGTTGTTGAACCTGTTGTCGAACCTGTTGTTGAACCTGTTGTTGAACCTGTTGTTGAACCTGTCGTCGAACCTGTTGTCGAACCTGTAGTTGAACCTGTCGTTGAACCTGTTGTTGAACCTAAAATAAAATTTAGAATTAAAGCAACAGATGAATCGAAAAAAAAGTTTATTGTCAAAAGAAAACCAGTTATTGAAACAAAATTATTAGAATTATTAAATGAAAATAATGAAAATGTAGAAACTGAATTATCTGATATGGAAAAAAAACTGTATTATCATTTAAAACTTATTACATTATCTTCATTGGATATTACGTCAAATATAATATTTATTGTAACAGAATTAATGAAATTTATTGATAATTTTAATTTATCTGGAATCGATAAAAAAAATATTATTATTTCTACAATTAAAAAATTTCTTTCAGATGAAAATTATTCAAATACTGATTATATTACAAATAATATATGCCCTGAATTGATTGATATATTAATATCTGTCGATAAAAGAAAAATCATAATCAAGAAAAAACCATCATGTTGTTTTCTTTCTTAATTTTTTTTATTTTTTTTATTTTTCTTATAATTAATAAAAAAATGAGTCGTTCAGATTATAAAAATATTTACGAAGGTTATTTGGATAATACCGGATATAACAACAGAAGAGTTGCTGAAAGATATGGAGGTTGTGGTAGCGAACCAACAACTATATTATCAGAACCATCAGTAGCGAGCCTTTATGAGGGTTATGAAGACCTCGCTGCCTTTGATAAATATGTAAAAGATAAATTACAAACTATAGTTAATGATACTTACAAAAATATAAAAGCTTATGTAGAAGGTTTTAGAAATAATGCAACAGAATATTACATGTATGGTTTAAGAGAAAAATTTGCTGGATTGAATACGTCTGATCGTAATTCTGGTGTTTATGCACGATTTTTAAATTACAGAGATATTACTAAAACTAATTGGGGGGGTGATAATACTCGTCCGTCTGAATGTAAGTTGCTCGACACTGTAAGAACTGATTATTTTGGAAAAGGATATAAAAGTGAAATATGTTGTAAAGCCAATTTAACTTATTGGAATAATTGTTATTTTAACAATAACAGAGACGATGTAAATTTGGTGCAGTCGAATTTAGGTCTAAATGCTTTTACTTTTAATGTTGATGAATTTAAAAATTATATTAAAGAGGTGCAATTCCCTTATTTAAACGATGGTACGACGACGAGCTTAAAAAAAATTTATCTTGATAACACTAGTTTGAATGCTAGAGGGGAAACTATATTTAAGTCGTTAAAATTCCCTTCAAAATGGGAGGGTGATCCTGTAGTGAACTTAGCCAGTCTCACAGGGTTCTTGGAGTTTGCACCACTACCACCACCACCACCACCAAAACTAAATGATAATGCTTATTGTACAGATAGTGCTTCTTGTCAAAGTGGTTGTTGTGGAAAAAATAAGGGTGCGTTTAATACTTGTTGGGCATGGAATGATACGTGCATCAACAAATCAGGATCCCATTGTGGTTGTAAATAAAATAAACTTTTAGAAATTGAATATCTGGTAAATGTGGATAATATAATACTTTCATCAAAACAAATCATTTTTTATACAAAAGTTGTATAAAAAAAATTATCGACCGAAATTGAAAGCACATTTTATTATACCGCATATAATTGGGGAATTTAACAGATATATGAAAGTTCCGTTATGTTAGTAATGTATTGGCAAATGTCAAGCGTATTGCGACACATAAATTTATTGTTCGCATATAATTGAAAAATACTCTATTGAAGAAAATAGTATTTCATCGCTATAAATACGGTCAGTATCTAAAATATACAATCCACAATCTTTAAGAATATCATACATATCTTCCATTTTTATATTTTTACCTAAAATAGGTGATATTATATTTTTTAATATTGTCATTGGTTGATAATTATCATTCGTAAGCAATTGTTCTATAAAAATTATTTTACCATTATTTTTTAAAAATGTTTTATAATAATCTATTTTTTCTTTTACTTCTGAAAATGGAAACGAAGAAAATAAATCTAATATGATAATTGTATGAAAACTTTTACTAATTATATCATTAAAATTTATTTTTGAAACATTTATTCTTTCATTTGAAGAAGATATAAATAATATATCTTTTGAATTCATAATTTTTTCACAAGTAAAAATTCTATCATACAATAATTTGTAATTAATCATTTTTTATTTATAAAATATATTTTTATATAAATAAAATGGATACTAATTTTCAAAACATTCAAAGGCAAATGTTATATAAAAATAAAAACGAAAAAACTTTAATTATTGGTGCTACTGGTCCAGAAGGCCCTACTGGTCCAATGGGACACCAAGGTAATCCTGGTGAGCAAGGTTTTCAAGGTGAAATCGGTCCAACTGGTCCTGAAGGTCCTATAGGTCCAATCGGCCCTGAAGGTGGTCCTCGTGGTGAAACTGGTCCAACTGGTCCAACAGGTTCTCAAGGTCCTACAGGTGATGTCGGTCCACAAGGTGAAATAGGACCACAAGGTGTGCATAAATCATATGCAATGGTTTTTACACGAAATAATGATTGTTGGATAAAACATTCAGAAATTGAAGAAGATGAAAATATTTTTACTGTAAATGGTGATACGATAAATATTCATCAATCTGGAAATTATTTTATTTCTACAATCATTAACATTACCAATTTATTAATAAATTATGTTTCATTTTCTTGTGTAGATATTGAAGACAAACAAATTAATACTGTTTGTAGCGCAGGGTTAAATGGTCCAATAATGGGACGATTATCAACGCAATTTCAAGGAATTATAAATGTTAAAAATGATAATTTAAGTTTTAAAATAAAATCATCTTTAGATATCAAAATGAATAACGACTCTCAAATTGTTATTTACAAAATATAAAATAAATTAATTGAAAATTTATTTTTTAAATCAAAATAAATAATGATTTAAAGGATTTGTGTTTATATAATAAATGTCTGATTATAGTTTGTTTGATGACGCTTTAAAGGAATATGAAAACCAAAATATTGAAAAATCTTTAAAATTAAGCGATGTCTGTGAAGAAAAAATCGATGATAAAGATGAAATGGATGGTTGTGAACATACAAATGTTTGTGAAGATAATGGTTTTATAAGTTGTAGCGATTGTGGAATTGAAATGAATAAAAATATTTATCAAGATAAAGAATGGAGATATTATGGACAATCTGATAATAAACGAACATCTGACCCTAATCGCGTCCATATCAGAAAAATGGAGGACAGGAATATCTTTAAAGATGTGGAAAATATGGGATTCAGTGATAAAATTGTCCATCACGCAAACCAAATTTATCTTCAAGTTACTGATGGGCAAATTTACAGGGGAGGGTCAAGGAAGAGCCTGATCTTTGCCTCCGTGTTCTACTCTTACCGCATAAATAAGATACCGCAAACTCACGAGAAACTTTTAGCGACTTTTGAGATTTCCAGAAAATCTGCTCTCAAAGGCTTAAAGCAGGTTAGTTTGAAAACACCAAAAGATTCTAAACTTCATACCACTTATATTACCCCTATAAATTTGGTTGATGAGATAATGGATAAATTCAGTGCTACACCGCAACAAAAAGCAGAAGTAGCAAATTTATACGAAAAGATAAAAAACAAATCTTCGACTATAAACCGCTCTCGTCCCCAATCAATCGCGTGTGGAGTCATTTTCGCTTGGATTTGTATGAAAAATTTAGATATCTCAATTAAAGAATTTGCAAGTAAGACAAATTTAAGTGAATTAACCATACTTAAAATAGCAAGGGATATTGCAAATATACTAAATATCCCAATAATTATTTAAGTTTATAATTTAACATTAAAACATATGTTAAATTAAAAAGAAAATTATTTAATTTTTTCATCGATTTTTTCATTTAATTCATCAATTGTTCCGTAATTTGTTATTTTTGTAGCATTATCTATATAATTTATCCATTCATATTCACTTACGTGTAAATCCGAAGGGAATTTTTTATCATAAAACCAAGATGGTGGTTTGCATCGTTCAATGTAGAAAAATACAACTTTAATATTTTTCAGAAAATTATATTCATTTTCAAAACGGCAATCAGTAATTACAATATTTTTATCTTTCAATCCTTCAAGTTTCTTCTCTAACGCAAATATCCAAATATTAGAATTAAAATGATTCCGAAACAAATCAGTTCCTATATTTTGCATCGCCCATCGAGGTGTAAAATTCGGAATATTCAATTTTTCTGACCACCATTCATCGATACTTTCACGCCAATCTCTACTTTCTTTAGTATTTCCTTCAAGCATTTCGCGATTCCAAGAAAATAAAACAGATAATACGTCTTTTAGAACTGACGCAAAAGATATTTTTGTAAAATTATGTTTATCAATTAATCTTTTTGCAACTTGGTCTTTACCAGACCCAGAAAATCCACTACAAACAATTATCATCAAAAATTAATTTTTTTTATTTCTTTAATTCGATTTTAATTTTAAGCAAAAAATAAAATAAAAAAAATAAAAAAAAATAAAAAAAATAATAATTTAAATAAAAAATGATTATTACTTGGCAAGAAATTTTAATTATTATTGCAATTATTATTGCAGTAATTGTTATTTTTACAACAATAAATGTGTGTTTATTTAAACAATCACACTGCCCTTTCCCTTTATCTTTATTACCATTTTGGTCTGAAAAAGAATGTCCTGAAAAAACTTGTCCTGAATGCCCAAGAATCGAAGAATACGACCAATGGAACTTTAACACAATAGAATATTCACCTGGAGGTAATATATTCGGTGATAAAAAAGCAGATAGTTATTTAACCTCTTTAACTAATGGTAGTTCATCACAATATTATTGTGATAATGATGCTGATAATAAATGCAGACTACTTCCACCAGAAGCTACTCAATATAGTTATTATAATTCGGGAAAAGCGGTATGGGTTCCTAAATGTGGTAATGAATATAATCATCAATTCTTTGTGCCTGGTGGTCGACTATATTGTTCAAAAGTAGCACCTTCAAAAGAATATGTGAAAGTCGAAACAGCTTTAAAAGATACTGATAAATTACCTTTATCTTATTGTTGTAATGTCTCCGAAGTTTATGAAAATGGTAAGATGGTTACAAGAATTACAAATAAACAAAATAAACCTAGTCAATGCCCACCTTTTCCTTGTCCTCAATCAACAACATCAAGAAACGTCAATGATAATGATTGTTGCAAATTAGATGTTGATGAAGTTTATGAAGATGGTAAGTTTGTTAGAAAAAATAGAAATATAAATTCATCACTTCAGCAATGTAAAAATTATATCTGTTCTACAGATGGTACAACATCAAGAGACGTTAATACAATCATAGATTGTAAATATGGTCCTGCAAGACTTTCATCAACTTCTTGTAAAGACATAAAATCAGGACCCCAAAGAGGCTCACAGACTACTTTCAACTATATTAGTGATCTTATTAATACTAACATAAGTGTTTGTCCTATAACAAGAGGGTCACAATCAATTAATAGTGATGGCAAGACCTGTGCTTCGAAAATAACAACAACACCAACACCAACAACACCAACACCAACAACGACAGCGCCAACCAACCAAAGTACAGGAGCGACAGCGCCAATTGGTGGTAATCAGAATTTTTGGGATAGCTTAAGACAAAACCCAGGCTCAAGAGGACTGTTGACAGGATAGCCAGGGCATTGCCATGTTTCCAACGATTGACTGGAACTTCGGTACTTTTTCATAAATTTAGTTCACCACCTAAAAATCATTGCCTTCTGTAAAAATTGGAAAATTATATAAAACAATAAAACTTTTATAACTAAATTTTTTACTTTTTAACTTTTTGCTTGAAGTTCATTGACCAACAATTTATAAGCATATGGAAATTGTATTTCGTAATTTTATCGTTATTACATGATTTGTATTCTGTCGATGTTGTCACAAACATATATCATAGACGAATTGATTCTTCTTTAGATAAAGCAAACAAAATGTTGATTACAACTTTTTTATAATCACCGCTACCTGAACTTTCTTTTTGATTTTCTTTTCGATTTCTTTTTACGTTTTTTACCATCTTCTATAATTGTTGCTCCTAACGAATCTGCATATTCTTTAATGGAGTTTGGTTTATGTGATAAAATTCGTGAAACACGCATTAATTCATTTGAATTTTGTTCAAAATATTTTTTTGCCATATCTTCAAATTCATTATCATCATATATGTCAGTTTGATCATCTTTTTTAACAAACCTTGCAGGTAAAGGACCATTATATTGTATACGTGAACCATCTTTTCATTTTTATTTAAATAAATATTTAAATAAAAATATTTAAATATTAATATTTATTTTATTCTGTTTGGATATCATGATTTACAAAATATTTCAAGAAAACAACCTACTGAGTTATGTGAAATAATGCATCGGAATTATAGTGATAAATCATTACTTCACTTGCATCATAATTACAGTTTAATTTATGAAACAATGTTTTCGGAATTTAGAAATCGAGAGATTAATATTCTCGAGATTGGAATTGGATCCATAAATCCAAATATTCCATCGAATATGACAGGTGGAGAATTAGGACGTGTTTATAACCCCGGTGCAAGTATAAGGGGATGGCGTCAATATTTCCCGAATGCAACCATATATTGTTGTGATATAGACCGTGATATAATAAATTTCAGTGAAATTATAAAAAAATTATTTACTTCTTTTCTTTCGTAAACTTTTTTTCTTCTTACTTCTCTTTCGTAAACTTTTCTTTCTTTTTCCATCAACAGCATCTTTTTCTTTTTTTTCTTTTTCTTTTTTCGTGATTTTGTCTAAATGGTTTTCTACTTTAACCGTATCATTTGTATTCTGATTTATTTTTTTTTGCGCCAAAAGATATTTTATTTTGTCCTTTTCACTTAATTCTTTAAGTTTTTATTTATCATCTTCA